AATATTATAGGAGAAACAAATGAGTATATCTACACTATCAAAAATTACAGTACCTTTAGACAGTAACCAATCTGCTTCTAATCAAGGTCTGTTAATGCCAAAGTTACAGTATCGTTTTAGAGTAAGTCTTGAAAACTTTGGTGTATCTACACCAACTACTGAACTTACAAAACAAGTTGTAGATGTAACAAGACCCAATTTAACTTTCGAAACAACAACAATTGATGTTTACAACTCAAAAGTATATCTAGCAGGTAAACACAGTTGGGAAACTGTAACACTTACATTAAGAGAAGATGTTTCTAACAATGTTCAAAAACTTGTTGGTGAACAATTACAAAAACAATTTGACTTCTTTGAAATGAGTGCGGCGGCTTCAGGTAGCGATTACAAATTCGTTACAAGAATAGAAATTACAGACGGTGCGAATGGTGCCAACCAAGTTAATGTTTTAGAAACATTTGAACTATATGGTTGCTACATTGAAAACGCAAACTATAACCAATTAGCATATGGTACAAGTGACCCTGTAACAGTAACATTATCACTAAGATATGATAATGCTATACAAACACCTCAAGGTACTGGCGTAGGAACTGCTGTAGGCAGAACTGTAAACACTTTAATTACAGGCGGCGGTGCGTAATTTTCGTAAGCATTTATAAAGCAATAAGGGGCTTCGGCCCCTTTTTTGTTTTTAAAACATCACATTTTTCCCGTACATAAATACAGTATATGGCAAATTTACTCAAAGGGTTTTTAGATAATGTGTTCAAAGGTACCTTGAATCCAAAAGGTAATTTGGCAGATTTTGCTCACGCATCAAGATTGTATGTTGATGACAGTTTTAGATTAGCACCCAAACAAAAGTTTTTATACCATGTTGTATTCAACATAAACCCACAAGCAAAAGTAACTGATCCACCATTAAGCAATCATCAACGTGAATTGAATATGTTGGTAAAATCAGTGGACTTGCCACAATACACTGTGGACATGGTAACTGCACAACAGTACAATGTAAAAAGAAAAATACAAACAAAAATTTCATACGATCCAATCAACATCACATTTCATGATGACAATTATGGAGTAACAACTGCTCTTTGGGAAACATATTATAGATATTATTACAATGACGGAAATTATGGATCAAAAGATACTCAAGGAAATCAATCTACAAACACAAACAGATCATACAGCAAAAGCGGTGGATTGACCAACAACAAGAACACACAAAACAGATTTGGTTTAGATAATGATGCTAACATTCCATTTTTTACCAGCATACAGATTTATCAAATGGCAAGAAAAACTTACACTTGCTATACGCTGGTAAATCCAATTGTGCAAAGATGGCAACACGACACAATGAACAATCAAGAGTCTGCACCAGTACAGAATCAGATGACTGTGGAATATGAAGCAGTGTTTTATTCAAGAGGCAGAGTTCAAGCCAACGGTGCTCCAGCAGGATTTGGTCAAGAGCATTACGATAAAACCCCATCACCTAATTCTTTATCAGGTGGAGGATCCACAAGTTTATTAGGTACAGGAGGAATTCTTTCAGGTCTGTTTGGAGCCAACGACGGACCATATACATACATTGGTAGTCAATTAGGTGGAGGTAGAGGAGGAATCACATTGGGTTCAATAATACGAACTGCCAACAGATTAAAAAATGCTAAAAATTTATCAAAAGAAGGATTAAAACAAGAAGGTTTCAATATATTAACAGGAGCCATTGGAAGAATAGGAAACACAGCAGATCAAGCCTACGGTGTGCCTAACACATTTATAGGAAGAAGTGCTTCAAATATTGGTTCAGGTTTAAAAGCAGTAACAAAAGCATTAATAAGGAATAGATAATGTCAAATTTACCAAGTAACAACAACGATAGCAATCGACCAGTAAAAGAATTTTTCAATAATTATTTCAATGATACTCTTTCTTTTCCAAGCAATGATGTTGATGCTGTGGTTGGATTTTTTGAATCAAGAGGTTTCGATAGAACGGCAAGTATTTCAACTGCCACGGTGATACTACAACAGGCTAAAATTGACGGAGTAAAAGTTTTTGAATTGTTAGATACACTTAAAGGTATGGATAAAGTTCAATTGAGTTATATTGTAACAGAAATTTTAAACCATAACAGATCAAACACATCTTCCCTTGGATACAAAGTAAAAACTGAAAACAGTTTATCTGAAAAAAGAAACATAGTGGTATAATCCAATGGCGAAGTTCGCTCAAGGTAGATTCCAAATGAAATTTCCAGACAAGTACATTGGAGGAAGAACTCCATTGTATCGTAGCAGTTGGGAATTTGCATTTATGAGATTTTGTGACGAAAGTCCTAGCATACAAAAATGGGCTAACGAATCGATAAAGATTCCGTATAAACATCCACTCACAGGCAAATACACAATTTATGTTCCTGATTTTTTTATTGCATACACAGATAAAAATGGGAAGCCACACGCAGAAGTGATAGAAATAAAACCAGAAAATCAAACACTGGTAGAGAAAGTTGGAAAGAATAGATACAATCAAGCACAATTGATTATAAACAAAGCCAAATGGATGAGTGCTCAAATGTGGTGTAAGAACAAAGGGTTTAAGTTTAGAGTAATCAATGAAAAAGATATTTTTCACAATGGTAGAAAAGGTTAATGAGCGTTCGCAAAATAAAAGAATGGGCGTGGCCTTTTATTAAAAATTTTAGAACATACATAGATGTTGGTGCTCTTGATGGAGACACTTCTGTTCCATTTGTAAATGATTTTAAAAAAGTTATTGCGTTTGAGCCAAATCCTTTAACATTTAAAAAAATTCCAGAAACAATCGAAAAATATAATGTTGCATTAGGCAATACTAACGAAACACAAACATTGATAATTCCAGATAACAAACAAAACAATCCTGGTTATGGAAGTTTTGTACGATATGGAAAAGGTTTAGGTAATCACAAAGTATCTGTTAAATGTTTAGATGATTATAATTTTGAAGATGTAGATTTTATAAAAATAGATGTTGAATGGTATGAATTAAAAGTTTGCCAAGGTGCAGAACAAACCATAAAGAAATATATGCCAACCATAATGTTTGAAAACAAAAGAAACGAAGCAGATAATTGTAAAGCCTACCTAGAATCACTTGGATACCAAACCAAAAAGTACAAGTCAGAGACCATAGCATACACTAAATAGAAATATAAGTTATGACCAAAAAATTAGAAGAACTACTCAATCTTCCAGAATCACAGGATATTGTGAAAGAAGAACAAGACAAAGCCAAAGTGGAAGAGAAAAAAGTAGAAAAGAAAAATAAAAGCATTGAACAACAGCAGTCTACAATGAGTAACATTGCCGAATTTGATAAAATTGCGGCGGCATTACCAAAAGTAGAAGGGTTAGGTGAAATGGGAGATGCTGAACTAGACGATGTGGGACAAAGAGCAATCACAGCCTATGAAGACCTCATGGATTTAGGCATGAACGTTGAAAGCAGATATTCAGCACGTATTTTTGAGGTAGCAGGACAAATGCTTAAAACCACATTAGATGCCAAAGTTGCCAAAATAGATAAGAAGTTAAAAATGGTGGATTTACAACTAAAAAAACAAAAACAAGACATTAAAACAGGTGATTCCGACTCAAACGTGGTGCAAGGTGAAGGATATGTAATATCAGACCGTAACAGTTTATTGGAAAAACTAAAAAAGATGGATAAATACAACGATGACAAGTAGATTAAAACAGATATTAGCAGAAAGCACAAAATCATACCCATTTAAAATTGGAGTAGCAGGTGATTTACCTGAAGGTTTTGCTGACCATTTAGAATCAGCACTAGAGAAATTTGTGGTTGTAAAAATGAGCAACGGCAAGAAAACTCCAATACAAAAAAGACCATTAGATTTTCCTGCTCTTGAAAATGAAAGAGCAACATACTTCGAAACAGAATTACAATACCCAACAACAACACAAGTTCTACAACAGTACATCAAAAACTATTGTGGTATACCTGAAAGTCATGTAATTGTGAGAAACCCAAATGAACCACAAGAAGCATACCAAGAACCTAAAAGCGATGAACCATACGAAGCAATGTTAAATTCAGAATATGAAGAAAACAAAGATGCACAGAAGTCAGCAGGCTCTATGAGAGTTATGGAATTATTGAAAGAATTAGAGAAAGCACGTAAGGAAAGACACGCACCAGATGCCGCAGGCGATATCAAAGCACCTAAGGATGGTGGTACAACTGAAAATGCTGAAGACTCAAAAGGTAAAGTTTCACCGATATCAGGAAAAGGAAAAAAATAATGGACATTAGAGATTTTTTATACAAGATTGATGCTATTCAAAACAAAGAACAATTAAAAGAAGATGTTAAAAGAACACACATCAAAGAAGCATCACAAGTTATGTTGTATGGTGACACACCAGAAGACATGGCGGCAATAGCACAAATTTTTAAAAGTGCAGGAGTTACGCCTCCGGCAATAGCAATTGGTCCTAAGCCAGAAGAAAGTGTAGAAGAAGAAATTCCAGGCAAAGCAAACACAACACCTGAACCAGAATACAAAGACACGCAATACATGACAAAAGATTTATCAGGTGGTGCAAACAAAATTAAAAAGTCTTACAGAAAAGAATATCCTGGAGACAATCCTATGGCAGTTGAAAAGACTGAAGAAGTTCAATCATCAATCAAAGAAGCATTGAAACAAGCCTACGAAGCAAAAAAGAAGGCACAATCACCATACGCAATTGGCATGGCAAAAGCAATGAAAATGAAAGGTGACACACCACCTTTAGAAAAAAGCACAATTAAAAAAGCACACGACATAGCCAAAGCAATCGCAAAAGACAAGTAATAGCATTTAATCTTTTCATAAAAATCAGTTAAATATTTTTATGAGAGACAGTTACATCTGGGCTTTTTACAAAATAGTAAAAGAAGTTCAAACAAAAACTGGATACGAGTTACCACACAACGTGGAGTCTTACGTCACGATACTTTTGGCAAATCACATAGATAAAACAAATTTCCTTCCAAAGAAAACATTTGCAGAAAGTTTTTTAAATCTTTGTTACACATCTTGGAGAGATTCAGTTGCGTTGGGCGATACTTGTTTATTCATGACAGGAGTTTTTCCAGAGTATCATACTTCTAAAGGATTTGATGTAGAGTATTTCAGCAATATAGGAAAATCATCGTATGACCAAGCAACTGAAAAAAATCCAGAGTCGATATACTGCACACTGTCAAAAAACTTCAACTTTGTGCGTGATTTCATATCTATCACAGTCAATAAGAAGGATTTGACCCCCATCTTGTAGCATAAGTACAGTATATGAGTAATAAAAGTTTAGATGGTGTTCTTACCAAAAAAGCACACCAACGAGAAAAATTCACAGAAGAACAAATAGCAGACTTGGCGGATTGTTCAGACGCTAAGAGTGGTTTTGAATATTTTGCCAAAAAGTTTTTCTATATACAGCACCCTGTAAAAGGTAAATGTGTATTCGAGCCATTTGAATATCAAAGAAAATTGTTACACAGTTATCACGATTACAGATTTAATATCAATATGTTGCCTAGACAGAGTGGCAAGACCACCACTGCGGCTTGTTATCTACTTTGGTATGCAATGTTTCATCCAGATCAAAC